TTTTTCATCTTGCCCCAAATAAAAATCAGAATATTTATTCTCAAAGTCTTTAATTGAAATAATAAAAGGTATTAAACCTATCATAAATATTATTCCTATATGAACAAAAAATCTTGAATTATTATTATTTGATTCATTATAAAAGTAATAAAATGTTGATTTTAATGATGTAGGTGTTTTTGAAATATTTACAATAGAAAATATAATTAAAAATATTATTAAGTAAATAAAAATATAAAATCCTAATCCTGTTTCTATTGATTTAATAATATCAATATGAATTAACCATAATATTAAATATAAACTTATAAATCTAATTACGTATGTTATTATTATAAATAATATTATATCTTGATTATTTATTTTTGAATCTGAATAAAATTCATTATTTTGTATTTTATATATATATTCTCTTAATTGATCAATACTAATATTATTAATATCTTCATTATATCCAACATCATCTAAAAATGCTTTATATTTATCATCAATAGGTTCTTTATATCCTTGTTGTAAATTTTCTTTATTTTTTTGTTGAAAATCATTTAATCTATCATTTTTTAAATTTTTAATTTCATCTTGAATTTCCGTTTCAATATCTGTTAAAATTTGATCGTTAATGTTATCTAAGTCTTTATCTTTATTTTTTAATTCATCTTGACCTAAACCTCCTCCGATTAAACTATGATTTTCAGGTACAATGGGTGGAATTTTAGGTTGGTTTGGTGGTTTTGGTGATTTTGGTGCTCGGATTGGTGCTGGGATTGGTGCTCGGTTTGGTGCTGCTAGTGTTCGGAATGGTGCTGCTGGTGCTGGTGCTGGTGCTGGTGCTGGTGCTGGTGCTGGTGCTGGTGCTTGTGCTGGTGCTTGTGCTGCCTCTGGTGCTGCCCCCAGCAAATTAGGACGAGTTCGGCTCCTATTTGCTTTGGGGGGAAAGGGGATAGGTGGGTATTTAATTTCTTGATCTGGGACATTACTTAAAGAATCTAACTTTAATCGAATCTGACGCGCTGATCTATTTGATGTATTTGGTGTATTTGATATTTTTTCGTTAATATATTTTATAATTTCATCTTTGATTGATTCATTAGCGCAACATATTTTTATTTTTTTTAGCAATTTTTCTGTTGTTTTTTCTTGTTTTCCACTTTTATTAACTAAATTATTAAAAAAGTTATATAGTATATAACCTGTAATTTCTATAACTTCATGTTCACCCCTAAATATATCAGAAGAGATCAAAGGAATTCTAAATTCGTTAAATTTGTCTATGTTTTCTTCGAAACTGTTAAAAATTTTTATGTAAACTTTATTTAATTCAATATAAAAATCATATTCATCTTGTATTTTTGTACCGTTAGGTCCTGCAATACTTAATATACCAACTTTTTTATCAGTATTTTTAATGTTATATTCTATAATTTCATTAAATTTGTTCGTTTTAATATAGTGGTTAGTTATTTTAGCTAATACTGTAGCATATTGTTTATTAAATTCTAATGTTTCATTCCCCACTTCTTTTAGTTTTTTTTTAAAAATCCTAAGTAATTCTGTATCATCTTCATATTCATCTATAAATTTAATTTTTTCATATATTACCTTAGATAATCCATCAACATCTCCATCATTCATTTTGTTACCGTTTTCAACTTTATCATTTGCTGGATCTACATAACAAATATTTTCTTCCATATTACCATATTCTTTATTTTTTTTATTAAATATATTTTTGTCATTAATAATTATTGATAAATAATCTTTAAGTTGTTGTGCTGATGATTTTGAAACTGATGGCACAGATGATAGTGTTTCATTTTCTTTAAGTTGTTTTGCTGATGATTTTGAAACTGATGGCACAGATGATAGTGTTTCATTTTTTTCTTTAATTTTTTTTATAATTTTATTCTTGATTGATTCATTAGCGCAACATATTTTTATTTTATTTAGCAATTTTAGTGCTGTTTCATAATTTTCCTTTTCTGTGTTTAGATCATTTTTGAATACCATATTATATGCAGTATCATATAGTATATTAGTTGTTATCTGTACAAAGTCAGATTGCATAGTAGTATCTTTTATTTTTTCAACAATTTTATCAGAGATAATAGGAATCCTATATTCTTTAAAAGAATTATTTTTATTTGATAATTCAATTTTTTCAAAAATTGTTGTGTAAAATAACTCTAAATTGTCATAAAATGAGTCAGTACTATCGTAAGGATCTTGAATACTTAATATACCAACATTATTACCAGTTTTTTTAATTTTATATTTTATAATTTCATTAAATTTATTATTTTTCTGATTTGTGAGAGTTATTTTAGCTAATACTGTAGCATATTGTTTATTAAATTCAGTGTTATAAGTATTATCATCAATTTCAAATAAAGGGTTCTCCACCTTCCTAATTTTATTTAGTTTTTCTTTAAAAATATCAGATAATTGTATATTTTTTTCATCTTCATCTTCATCTATAGATGTAATTTGTTCATATATATTTTTAGATAATTCGCTAATACCACTATTACCACCATTATTTGTGTTACCTTCTGCAGTTGTTTTACTTACAAGATCTACATAACAAATATTATCTTCAATATCACCATATTCTTTATCTTTTTTCATAAATATATTATTGAGATTAACACTTTTTGATAAATTATCATTAAAATCTTTAATTTTTTCTTTTTCAATTGGTGATTGTTGTTCTTTTGATGTATCATTAAAATTTTTAATTTTATCTTCTGATATTGGTGATTGTTGTTCTTGTGATGTATTTGTTTTTGTTTGTGTTTTAGATTTAAATGATTCTTTTTTAAAATTTATTTGTTTTGGTGTTTTATATTCATCAATTTTTTCTATTAAAATTTTTAAATTTTCTTGATTATTTTCTTTATTATATGTGTTATATAAATCAATAATGTTTGATAATTTAGAATTAGAATCAGCAGTTAGATGTTGAATTTGTTCTAAAATCGTTTTAATTTCTTTTTTTAATAAATTAATATTATTAGTATTTAAATAATATATTTTATCTAATATAAGAATTAAATCTGATAATTGGAACTCATAACCATTTAAAAAATTTTTTAAATCTTTTAATTCTTTTTTTATATTTGAAATAATTTCGTTTATTTTAGTTATATATTTTTTTTTATTTGTATCTGATAATGATATTGATATTCCATGTAAATTAATTAATATTTTATTTAAAATTTGTTTAAGTAAATTAAAAAAATTTTGATTAATTTCAGATTTTTCTGTAATTTCTTTCATTTTAATAATAGGGTTTTCACTATCTTTAGATAATGGGGATCCTCCTATTTTTTCTAAATTATTATGATTTAAAATAATATCTATTATTTCAGATATTTTTGAATCAAATAATATATCATTCTTTTCGTCTACTTCATTTATTTTTGATAATAAAGATTGTTTGTTAAATATACTTTTAATTTTATCAAGAATTGTTTTTTTTATATTTTCTAAATTTGATGTAGATGTAGATGTAGATGTAGATGTAGATGTAGATGTAATTTTTTGTTCTAATTCTTCTAATTTATTTTTAAACTCTATTTTTAATTTATCTTCTGTATTTGTTGTTGTATCTAATATGGATTGAATATTGATATCATCACCATCATCATTAAATTTAGTTTCTAAATAAGTCTTATTAAAATATATGTTAATAATATTAATTATTTTTGAATTATCAAATTTTAATTTGTCTAAAAAATTAATATTTTTTTTTAATGTTATGATAAATTGTTTTAAAGTTTGTAAATCTTTAATATTATTAATAGTATTAATATTATATATATTAAAATCTAAATTTAAATCTAATAAATCAATCTTAGGATTTGATGTATTATCAATAATAAGTTCATTAATAATTCTTTTAATATTGTTAATAATAGTTTTTTTATCTTTAATTTGATCAGAATATTTTAATTTATTGAGTATATTAAACAGTTTTGTTATATTTTGATTATCAGAAACTTGTAATATATTAGAAATTTTGTTTCTTTGAATTAAATCTTGACCACCTTTTTTATTTTTGATTTTAGTCATTTAATATTTAAATTAATGTTATATATTTTTTAGATAAATATCAGTAATAATAATAATAATAATTGAAATAGTAATTAAGATTAAGATTAAATTATTAATATTATAATAATATTGTTTAAAATAAGAATACATAATTATAGAAATTATTAAAGTAGTAATAATAATAAAAGTAAATAAATTAGTTATTTTATTATATATTTGTTCTTCATCTTTTTTAATAGAATGTTTTTTAGTATCTTCATCTTTTTTTAATGTAGTATTAAGATAACTTATAGGATAATATTTAGTTGAAATATTATTAATAATATAATTTTTTACATCTTTCGTGTATTTTGTTGTTTTTTTTTCTTTAACTGCCTGGTCAACTGCCTCGTCAACTGCCTCGTCAGTGTTATCTAAATCTGTTTTAAATAAATTAATTTTTGTATCATGAGAAGTATCATAATTACCAATTAAAATAAACAATTGATTGTTGGGTAAATGAAAATCTTTAAAATTAAAGTGTTCAAAATCATTATTAATTTGTTTACAATTTTTTTTAATTATATTATGAAAATCATTTTTAGGTTTAAAATATTTGTTATCAAGAATAATATAGTTATTTGGTGTAAAATCCGTAATTCCTAAAGCGTTCCACTCCTCTGGAATTAATATAATATCATTAAGAATAAATTTAGATTTTAAAAGTGTAATTAATGATTCTTTTTTATCAGTATCAGTATCAGTATTAGTATATTCAGTTAATTCATTTAGATCTGTAATTTGTTCCCATTTTAAATTATCTATAGATTTAGATTTAAAATATTTGTTATCAATATTAATATAGTTATTTGGTGTAAAATCCGTAATTCCTAAAGCGTTCCACTCCGCTGGAATTAATATAATATCATTAGGAATAAATTTAGATTTTAAAAGGTTAATTAATAATTCTTTTTTATCAGTATCAGTATTAGTATATTCAGTTAATCCATTTTGATCTGTAATTTGTTCCCATTTTGAATTATCTGTAGATTCAAAAAAATTGATATTTTTATCATATAGATAACTTTTATAATCATAAGAATCTTGAGTAAAATCAATATAATTTTTATAACCTTTATATAAGCCTCCAGTAATAAATAATAAAATAGTAAATATTAAAAACATAGTTAAAATATTTAGTATATACTCAAATTCATAACTATTATTTTTTGTTTTAATTATTATTAGTATTGCAATAGTAGAAACAATAAACAAAACATAAAATGTAGTTGTAAAATCGTCAATAAAATTTCTATCATTAATATCATCATTTATATGGTGTGTTTTAATACCAAAAAATCCATCATAATTATATAAAGTGTTATTAAATTTTGAATAATAATGTATAATAAAGATAAATGTAATAATAAAGATTAAAATAAATAAATGTACAAATGTTTTTATTAAATTAGAATATTCATATGAATCATCACTTAACAATTTAAAAATTGAAAAAATAATACCAAAAAAATATAATAATAAATTCATAATAATATCAAGATTAATTTTTTTTTTATTAGTAAAATTTTTAGTATCTGGATCTTCATTATAAGATATATAATTATAAATAAAATTAATAATAATTAAAATAATTATTAAAATAAACATATAATAAGCAATTATTTTTTTATATTTTAATGAAAGTAAAAAACCTAATATTAGAAAATTAAATAGAATATTAAACCAGACATCACGATTTTTATTAAGAATATTGTTATTGTTATCTAAATATGAAAATTTTAATAATAAAAATATTATGTATATAAGTATTATTAAATTATAAAAGTGTACAGTTTGAATATAATCATATAATTTTTGAATATCATCATGAATATTTAAATCATCTTTTTTATCAAAAAGAATATAAGAATAAATAAGAACTAAAATAACAAATATAATAATAGTAATAATATATGTAGATTTTTCTGTAGTATTATGTTTTAATAATATAGGTTTAAGGTTATTAATTTCTTCGATTTTATTTTTATCACATGATTTAATATAACCAGTATATTGTGAATATGATGTAAAATACTGATAAAATGAAACAAGAGAATAGATATAATATATTAACCATATATAAATAATAAAGAAAATTAAAATTTGAAACAGTTTTTTATCATAATTTAATCCATTATAAAAGTCAGTATCAAATATAGTATCAAATTTATTTTTCATACCTAATAATTTTTTATTTAGTGGATCATCCATTTTAATAGTTATATATTTTGTTTATTATAACTATTAAAATTATTATAATAAAAAATTTATAAGAAGTTAAAAAAGATAAATATTTTTCTCTATCAATATAAAGTAATAAAAATATAATAATAATAATAGAAATAAGTATTAAATCTGATAAATAAAAGAATGAAATTTTTTTACCATAAAATAATTCTAAAAAGTTTCTATCATAAAATGTATTATCAATATGTTGTTTAATATCATCATAATCAATTGTAAATATGATTTCATCATTATTAAGAATAAATTTAGATTTTAAAAGGGTAATTAATGATTCTTTTTTATCAGTATCAGTATTAGTATATTCAGTTAATTCAGTTAATTCATTTTGATCTGTAATTTGTTCCCATTTTAAATTATCTGTAGATTTAGATTTAAAATATTTGTTATCAAGAGTAATATAGTTATTTGGTGTAAAATCCGTAATTCCTAAAGTGTTCCACTCCGCTGGAATTAATATAATATCATTAAGAATAAATTTAGATTTTAAAAGTGTAATTAATGATTCTTTTTTATCAATATTAGTATATTCAGTTAATTCATTTAGATCTGTAATTTGTTCCCAATTTAAATTATTTGTAGATTTAGATTTAAAATATTTGCCATCAACAGTAATATAGTTAATTGGTGTAAAATCCGTAATTCCTAAAGTGTTCCACTCCTCTGGAGTTAATATTATAATATTAAGAAAAAAAGTATAATTAAATATATTTTGTTCAGGATCTTTTCTATTATAATTAATATATTTAAATAATTCTTCATCTTTTATATCAATATGATTATTAATATCAATTTTATATATATTATTAATTATATCATTATAAATTTTAATTAAATTTATAATATAATTAATATTATCTTTATTAATTTTATAATAATAATAATCAATGTCATTTACCGGAATATAATTTATGTTATCAATAGTTATATAATTGTTTATATTATTAATTGATTTTAAATCAAAATATTTAAAATCATTATTATCAAATTTTATTTCATCACCACTTTTTTTTTCTTTAATTTCATTAATATCATTTGAATCTAAAATAATTTGATGATAAGTATCATCGATAGATGATGGAAGAGTTTCTTTTTTATATATTTTAGAAAATCTAAAAATATAATAGTTACTATCTATTTTAGATAAATTATTAAAAATATGATAATATTTATTAATATTTGTATAAATAGAATTAACTTTATTTTTGTTAGTATAATTTTCATAAAATTGTATAATTTTATTAATATCATCCTTTGAATCTAATTTATTTAAATTATGAATAATTATTATAGATATAATTAAAATAGTAATTAAAGAAAGTATAATTAACAAATTTTTTTTCTTAATTATATCTTCTTTAAATAAATAATAAATTATAAATAAAAATATTAAACTAAAAAATATTATACATATTAAAGAATTTTTAATTTGAGATTTATAATCTTTAATAAATGTATAAAAGTAATAAAGATGTGATTTATTACATTTTTTATGAATATTAAAATTGATATTAAATAAAGTAATATAATAATAATATGAAAGATAACAAATAAATATAATAAAAGTTAAAATAATTTGAATATGTTGTTTTAAAAAAGCAATACTTTTATCTTCTATATCTTCCATATTTTAATTATTGTTAATAATTTTAATTATTAATATAATTAATAATAAATATAATAGTAATAATAGAAATAATTAAAGAAATAAAAAACATAATGGTTGAATATGTAATATCAAAATTATAGTCATCATAAGAGAAATTAAAATCTGTTTCAAAATCTTGTTGAATTATATTCCAATTAATATTATTATTATTATCATCAGTAATAAAATCTGGTGGTATAATATCATGAATAGTTTTAAAATTATTATAAACAAATTCATTAAATTTGATATTATCACATAAAAAGCCAATAAAAGTGTCTTGTGAATTAATGGGATCTTTAAGATAATTTTTGATTTTATTATCAATATTAAAATTATAATTAGAAGTATCATGAACTTCAATATAAGTATGTTGTATATATTTGGATAAAAAGAAAGTAAAAATAATTTTTTTAACTTAAATTTTATTATCATAATAATTAATAAAAATATTTTGATTATAATTTTGTTTAATATATTCTGAAAGTTTATCTGATATAGATGAATTAAGAATATTTTTGGTAATGTTATCATTTTTAATAAAATATTCATTAACTAATACATCAAAATCCTGTGATTTAATGTAAATTTTATTAATTTTATTATAAATAATAGTATTAAATGCAATATTATTAATATACCATAAAATGATAGTAATAATAGTAATATATAAAACAATTTTAAAAAGAGTAAAATTATCAGGTAAATTATCATGAAATTTTTGATCAAGAGGGATAGAAAGAACTAAACTTAAAGAATAATATATAAATGAAATAAATAGTAAAAGTAATAAAAAGAATGATAAAATTAATAAAATATTAAAAGAATTATAATAAAATAGGTCATTATAAAAAATGTATGAAAAATTAATATTATTAGTATTATGGAATAAATAGTTAATAAAGTGGTATTTATATAATTTAAATAAAGGAACATTAGAAATATTATTCCAAGAATTATCAGAAAGTTTATTAAAAAAAATGTGTAATGGTAATATAATAATAAAAAATAATAATAAAATAATAAAAAATAGAATAAGCATAAATATAATAGTAATAATAATATAAATAAATAAAGTTTTAATATTATCTTTTAAAATTTGGTCATCAAGGATATGTATAGGATCCTGTTGTGGTTGATTATTTAATTGTGTATTATCAAGTTCTTGCTCCGAACCGGTAATGCGTTGTTCGGTTACGGGAATGTTTTTTCGATCATTTCTGTTTAATGACATCTGTTGTGGTTCATTAGGTTTTAAATATTGTTGATTTTTACCTTCTAAAAAATTGTTTGTTTTCTTTTTTAGAAATTTACCAGTTTCAGTTTTTAAAAGATCTTCTGTTTTCTTTTTTAGAAATTGAGAAGTTTTGCCTTTTAAAAGAGAATCAGTAAATTTTTTTTTTAGTTTAGATGCTTCATTTTTAGAATTCATTTTTTTGTTATTTTATTTTATAATTGATATAATAATTAGAATATTTAATTAGAAGTGTTATAATAATAAATAATTGAAATTAAAATAATAGATAAAATAATAATAATAATATTAGGATCTCTGCTAATAAGTATAAATATAATAAAAAATAGTATTAAAAATATAAAAATCTTAATAAAAATATTATTAATAAAATAAAATATAAATAGAATAAATAATAATAATAAAAATAATATGGTAATAATATCAGTATAATAAATATAATTAGTAATATTAAATTTAGTTTTTAATTTAAAAAGTAAATTATTAAATAAGTTAATATCATTACTAATATTTTCTTTAATTTTATGAGTAATATTTAATTTATTTTTGAGTTTATTAAGAGTATTTTCAAATGTTGAAGAAAATAGTTTAGTAGAATTATGTGTCATAAGATAGAAAGAATTATTGTAATTATTTTTAAAAAACATATTAATTAATTTATTATTTTTATTATATAGATTATCATAATCAATTAATAAATAAGTAAAAATAGCTTTTTTTTGTAAAAATTCAATAGAGATATTAGTATTAGTAGGATATAATGATTTAATATCATTATTAATTTCTATATCATTATAATATTGAATAAATTGGTTAAAATCTTTTTTTTTAATGATATAATCATTAATAGAAAAAAGGTTATTATAGTCTAAAGGTTTATTAGTAATATTATCAAATATGGATAATTGTAAATATTTTTTATCAATATAAATGTTAAAAATTTCATCAGTATTTTGTAATAATATAGAAATAGTATTATAATTAACAAGTGATAATTGTAAAATATTTAAAACTAATCTAATAATAAAATATATGGTTAATATATATAAAATATGATAATAATAGTCCATTTTATTTAATAAATATAAATTAATAAATAGGTTTATATGTATAAATAATAAAAAAAATAAAAATAAAAATAAGAATAATATAGAATATGATATGAATAATAGTAAAATTATGAATAAAGTTATTAAACAGGTTTATATGTATAAATAATATAAATAATAAAAGAAATAAAAATAATATTGAATATAATATCAATAATAGTAATAATACTGGTATTACCAATTAAGTTATTAATAATGTCAGTAAATGTTTGTCCAGAATAGTATGTAAGATCTTTAGTAATAAATGAGTAATATTTAGCTTGATAATATTCAGTTAATAATATATAAAGTTGTTTATTATTATATATAGTAAATTTGGATAAAAATATAAATGTAAATATAACATTAATAAAAATATAAATTATGTATAATAATAAAATAAATAGACATAAGTAATAAAAATATATATTAATTTGAATATTTACTGGTATATCTTTGATTATATAGTTAAATATGTTTAACATTATTTAATAAATAAAAATAAAAAAATTATAATGTTTTAAGTATCCATAAAACAATTAAAATAGAAAGAGGGTATGATAATCTGAATAAGAATTCATTAGTAGAATTAAGTATAGTATCATCTAAATATGATTTAAAATAAAAGAATATAAATTTATCAATAGCAATAGCAAGTAAAATAACTAAAGCAAATAGAAATAATTTATAAACTTCATTTTTATTATTACCTAATTTTTCCCAAAAAGAAGGTTCTTGTTTGTATATAACTTTAGGTTCTTGTTGTTGATAAACATCATCAGGTACATTATAATTAGTATCAGGTGGAATTTGTGCTTGTTTTACAGGTTTATTAGATTGCATTTGTGGTGGTGATAACATATCTTGATTCATATCGCCATAAACAAGATTTAAGTCAGTTCCATCAAACATATTTAATAAGTAGTTTTCTTTTTATTATATTATAATATAATAAAGTAAAATAATGGGTATATTATTAAATAATATAATATTAACAATAATAATTTTAGTATTAATAAGTTTAATAGGAATATATATAGTATGTAAAAATATGGATAATAAAATAGAAAATTTTAAAAGTAAAAAAGAAGATGTTATAATTAAAAATTTTCTAACAGATTTAAAAACACAAACAGATGATAAAATAATAGAATATATGTCAAAACATAAAGAATATTTTAATAATAAAAAAAATATAAATAAAATAATATCAAAATTAAAAAATAAATAAAAATATAATTTATTTTTTTATTAATCAGATTCAGATTCAGATTTAGATTCAGATTTAGAATTAGATTCAGATTCAGATTCAGATTTAGATTCAGATTCGTATTCAGATTCAGATTTAGAATTATTATTAAGTTGATAATCAATTTTATATTTTAAAAAGTTTGGATTATAATTTGGATTAAGAATTGATTTATTAAATTGATTAATATCATATGCTTGATAATAATGAATATTAAAAGTAATATTATGATTAGTGCCTTTAAAATCATATAAAAATCCTTGTTGTGTTTTAAATTGTAATGTCATTTTTGAAAATTTACCAATAGGATGAAATTCTCTTAATTTAGTTTTATTAATTGATATATTTTCATCATTATAACCAATAATTCCTAATTTAAATCTGGCTAATCCTAAATTATGTTTAGAATATGATAAGGAAACAGTAGAATGATCTTCAATTTCAGGACAATTAAGTATAACATATTTTTCTCCAATAAGATCAACAATACCAGGAGAAGTAATAAAATGTTCATTTTGTTCATTATTTTGTTTACTTAAAAAAAATTTATATTTAGTAATATCATTAGAAATTTGAGGTATATATTGAAAATATTGATTTTGATTATCATTTTGTGTAAGATCAAAACCTAATGATTTATTAATAGTAGATTTATTCATATTTAAAATAAATTGATATTGTGATTTAAATTGTATTTTATTAGTTATTTCAGGAGGTGTAGATAAAGCATTAATTTTAAGATCATTTGTATATTGTTTATATAATTCATTATTAATTTGTTTAATAAGAGTAGAAATAGAATATTCTCCTTCTTTAATTTCAAATTCTTCAAATTCATCATTATTAATAGTTTGATTAATAAAATTTGAATTATTTAGTTTATTAATTTTAATAAATAATTTATTATTATATTTATCAATATTATACATAGTTTTAGGAACAGATGCATCTATAACTTCAAGACCAAAAACATTTTTGAATGGTTCATCAAATGTAATAGTATAATTATTGGGATGTCTAAAATCAAGATAATTTCTATCTTTAGAATCAATAATAAAAGAATATGATTGTTTAAAACTATTTTGTTTTAAATATTGTATATCATCAATTGACATATTATTATAAATAATAAATATATTTTTTAAATATAAGTATATATAATAAAATGAAAAATATAATATTCGTAGTGGTATTACTAATAATATTAATATTAATATATTATTATGATAATAAGATAGAAAATTTCAATGACATAAATAAATGTTATTTATATAAATTTATAGATAATGATTATTGTAAATCAAAATATGGTAATATGGGTGAATTACAATTATTATATAATATAGCAAAAATGGATGATAAAAATAAAATAAAAAATGTATTAATGAAAGTATATGATTTAAAAGAAAGACATAATTTATTTGATAGAAAATGTAAATATATATTGAATAAATTGGAAATGAAAGATGATAATTATAAAAGATATTTTAAGACAGAAGATGATGATAAATTTGGTAGTAAAAATGCAGAAGAATATTTAGGTAATTCAAAAAATTGGTTATCATGTAAAGTAAATAAATATTATAGTAAAAGTAATGATAAAATATATAGTATAAAGGATGAAAATGATGATAATTACAATATATATTTTGATAAAATGTTTGATGAAACAAAAGAAGAAATATGTAAAAATAAAGGATTTTTTATAAATGAAGGTAATAATATAAATGTGAATGATAAATTTTTAAGAATAGAATGTAAAAAATTGAATAAAAGGGTTAATTTAGAAGATTTAAAGATAGGTTTAATAAATATAAGAATATGTAAATTAGAAAATAATAAGATATTTAAAGAGTTAGATAATGGTGTATTATTTAGTGAAAATTTTTTAAGTATATCAAATGATAAATATGTAATAAAATTGGTATCAATGTTAGTGGATAAAGAAGTATATATAATAGAAAAAGATATATGTGATGATATAAAATTAAAAGAAATAATGAATATAAAATTTGATTTATCATTAATAGGTTTAAATAATATATATATAACTGATAATATATTAAATTTAGAAGATAAAATAGATAAAATTGAAAATAATATAGGAAAATTAAATGAAAGAGAAAATGGAAAAAATATAATAGATGAATTAAATATAAAAAAGGATAATTTGATAGAAGAGATAAAGGATGAAATAAATAAATGTGTAATAAATATGAAAAATAAAAAATCTTTATATAAAATATATAAATCAGATGATAAAAATTATAAATTAATAATGAGAAATTTAAATATAAAATTAGAAGAAATATATAAATATAGAGAAAATTTAAAAAATATAGATAGGAATAATAATAATTTTATAAATGAAGAAAAGAATGTAAATAAGATATGTAAATTGAATGATTATAATATATCAATAAATGATATAAATAATAAAAATAATGAATTAAAGAAATGTAAAAATAAATTGATAATGTTACCAAATAATGAAGAATATAATGAAATAATAGGTAAAATGGATGAATATGATAATATATATAATAATTTGAAAAATAAGGAAATAAAATATAAGCCATTATTAAAATTTTATGAAAAAAAGGAAGATATAAAAAAAAGAATAATATTGGAAAATAGTATATTTAATAGTGTTTATAATGGAAAAGATAGTATATGTAATTATGGAAATAATTCAAGAAAAGAAAGAGAAGATGAGATAGTAAATCAGATAGAAATAATAAATAATGATATTTTTATGGATAAAGATTTGGAACAATTTGATAATAAAAATAATATAATAGATAATAAATTATTGGAATATATATCAGAAGATAATTGTATTTATATAAAAATTTAAAATATGATATAATAAATAAAATGAGTTGTAATAGTGGATGTTCTGTTTCAAAAAATGAAAGTTCATGTCCAATGTGGATGGCAGATGGTAGAGTAACAACAGATTATAAAACAAGATGTGGTGTAAATCAAGATTTAAATAATCAATTAAATAAAAATAATATGGATTTAAGTTCTTATAATATAAGAATGTATTTACAACAAAATGCATTAAAAGAGATGGAACGTCAAAGAAATAATAGTTTGTATGATGTGGCTGATTGTGTTCCATGTAAAAATATAGTGAATAAAGATATAGTTCATCCAGAAAGATATGTAGTAAGTTGTAATGAAATATCTTGTAATAGAAAAGAAGTTAATCCGAATGGATTAGGTGATGGTAGAAATTATTAAATTGATGAACTATTTACTATTAAAACTTATACCAGAATCTGTTCTTGGTGGAGATAATTCAGAAGAATCTAAATCCTTACTTGGTAATGATGGTGTTTTATTACCGAAATTATCTTCATATGTTGCATTCATTGGATTAATATATATATTTTTTAATTGAGTATTTTTACTTTTAAAAGTATTTCTTGCTGCTGAATTTGGTAAGTTTGGTATAAAACTTTTTGTATATCTTTTATTTTCAGAAACAGACTCAAAATAATTAAGAAATTTATAATGATTAAATGCATTCCAATCTAAAACTTTATTATCATTTTTTTGCATAAAAATAATCATTGCTCTTGCTAATCCAATTAAAAAACCTTTTAATGATCCATATCCAGGTGTTCCTCTATGATGTGGATCAACCCACGAATATCCTAATTTAGCACCCCAAATATAAGTTCTATCGATTAACCATATTTGTGAATATTTTTGTGATAGTTGTCTTAAATCTTTTTTTTTAACTAATAAAGTATTAATTTTAATATTATTAGTAAAAAATAAAGATGCAGTTTGTTCATTCATAGAAACTTCAATTAATATAATTAATTTATTATAAAAATCAATTAATATTTGTTGATTACCTGATATTAAAGAATGTTTTTTATATTTTTTTTCTAGTAATTTTAATGCTTCTCCAAAATAAATCAAATTATCTCTAAGTCCATGTCCATTATATTGTGTATGTTTATATATAGTTAATTGTTTAATAAATTTTTTATAACATTTTATTTTAAATTTATCATCTACTGTTAAATTATCAAAACCCCCATTTTCTAAATTTAATGAAGATAATTTATAATAATCTAATTTATCAAAAGATATTTTTTGAATTAATAAATATAAATTATTTTTATAATCAATTTCAATAGGAATTCCTTCATTTATATATTTTTGATTAGCACGATTCCATTCGTCTTCATTATTATTTAATATCCATTTAAAATATTTATACCAAAATAATATTTTTTGATTATAATTTAATGGAGTTTCATCATTATCAATATCAAGATCAAGATCCCATTCTATTAGTGCATCATCATCATCTGGCATTTGAAGAAATTTTTGTAAGTTATTTTTAAAATGTTCTTTATTTTTATCATATTTTCTTTTATGATAATGAACACTATCATCTTTTAGTTTTGCATCATCTTTAAATAAAATAAGTTTATTAGTAAAATCAAATATTAAATAATCCTTTTTTATATTTAATTCATCTAATATAGCATATCTTTTATCTCTTAATTTATTTTCCTCTTTAATTTGTAAAATTAATTCACAAATAGTATTTAAATTATTATTATTTATTTTCATAAATTCTTCAAATTCTTTTAATTTTTCATCATATCTTTCAAAAATTAATTTATCAATTTTGTTTTTTATAATATTATTATAATGAATCAAATTTTTTTTATAAAATTTAAGTTCAAAATCATTTTTATAATTAGATTCATATGTTGTAATGTTACTAATTTTAATTTCAATTTTTTGAATTAAATCTCTAAATTTATCTTCAAAATTAATTGTTTTTTTTTTAGTTTGTGGTTTTGATTTTGATTTTTTTTTTGGCTTTTATTTTTTATTTATATTTATATTTTATATATATATATATATAAATATATTTTTTGATAAAAAATGAATTTAATTTAAAATATTAAATTAATAAAATGCCATATAATATTAAAGATGATTTATTAAAATGTAACTGTAAAAATAGTAAATTTGAACATTATTATGATCCAATAAAAAAAACTATAATATATTTTCCAAATGAATCATTTAATTTAATAAATTATCCAGAAGATAATGAAAATCAAATATATAAAAGATGTAGATATTTTTATAATGATAAATGTAAAAATAATTATTGTAATAATAAAAAATGTAATTTTTATCATATTAAAGATGATGAAAAACCTATATTTTGTAATAAAATAAATAAATATATAATAAATCAAAATATATATAATTATCATAAAAATGATAAAAATGAATTAGGATGGAATAATAGTGATTCTTATAATGAAAGAAATGAAAGAAGAATTAATTTTGAATTAAATAATTATATTATAGAAGAAAAGAAAGATATAAAATTAATTAGTAATTCAGTTAATTCTTTAAAACAATTATTAAATGATGAATCATATTTATTTGAATATAAATCTTCTGCTCCAGAATATTCTCCAAATTACAATATACCAAAATATTTTGAATCTTCTGTTCCAGAATATTCTCCAAATTACAATATACCAAAATATTTTGAATCTTCTGTTCCACAATATTCTCCAAATTACAATATACCAAAATATTTTGATGAAAAATCAAATACAGAATTAACTGTTGATAGTATTCCTTATTCCCCAACTGCACCTAAATATTGTAATGATACAGAATTAACTGTTGATAGTATTCCTTATTCCCCAACTGCACCTAAATATTGTAATGATACAGAATTATATAGATATAAAAAAAGAAAATTATATGATGTGGTTGAAGAACAACCATCATTAACTGTAGATAGTGAATGGTTTGAAAATAGAAGTAGAAAAATAAAAATTAATGATAAAGGAGTAATATATTATATAAAAAAAATAACAGGTGAAAAATCATGGATTCATCCTTATACAGGTAAAACCAATTTACCAGGTGGTTGTTTAACACCAAGTGATGCAGGTTTAATTTAATAATATTTCATAATAATAAAATTTTAAAAATTTAGTAAATTTAAATAAAAAATGTAAAATAATATTTTTTAAATATTTTATTAATTTTTGAATATTAAAATTATTAAAATCAAAATTTCTATTATAAAATTTTAATATATGAATTAATTCATTTTTGGTTAAAAAATTAAATCCAATATAATAATTTTCAAACCAATTAATAAAATTATTAATTAAGTTATTTGTATATTTAACATTAAATTTATTATTATTAAGTATTTTATTGATATTATTATTATAATAAATAGAATTGAAAATTTCTTCAAATTCAAAATTATTTTGAATATCAAAAATATTATTTAGTTTAATAACTTTATTAATTTTATTTTTATAAATATTTTGATAATAATAAAAATTAGCTTTTAACATATAAATAATATATTTATTATAATATTTATATATTATAAATAATGAACATAACAATTAATAATGATAGAGTATTAATAAAAGGAACAATTAATATTCCATATAAAAATGCAAAAATAATAGCAGCAAATCCAATTGACAAAATGATGAATTATTCTGGTAGTGGTCAACCATTTCCATCAAGTGAAATAGCATTTGAAAATACTCCAAATATTTATAAAATAAATGAAGTAACATTTAATATTGAATTTAAATATCCAAATAGTTATTATATGCCAAATGGAAGAGATAAAATTCCACCTACAATATATTTAATTGCAGATAATAAAATTATAGAAACTTATATATTACCTGATATTTTACCATTAAAAACTTTAAATTATAGAAAATCTGAATCAAAAGAAAAATATTATGGATATAAAGATGGTCATTTACCTATAGTTAATAGTTATGAAAAAATGTATGCATATAAAAAAATGAAATTTGAACATAATATTTCATAATAAATTAGCATTTTTTAATGCTAATTCAACAATATGTTTTTTTATATTTTCAGTTTCATTTGAATTAGTAATTAATTCAAATTTATTTATTTTTTTACAAAAAAATATTAAATATAAATTATCATCAGTTTTAGCAATATTTTTATAATTAATTTTATTTTTTAAATGTTCAGAATATAAAGCAGGATATTTTAAAATTTGTTTTTCATTTATAATTTTTTCAAGATTTTTAATTCTATAATTAAAAAGTTCTTTTAATGCAATATTATTATATTTTTTTTTATTTAAGATTATATCTTCATATATAATAATTAATTCAACACTTGGTTCTTCAACATATTTTTTATTTTTTAATTTTTTGTAATAATTTAAATCAAACATAATATAATATAATATTATTAATTTTTATATCATTTTTTAGATATACATCCAGATTCAGTATAATTAGATAATTTATTAGTAATTAATTTATTATTATTATTTATTGAATATCTATCAATTTCTTTTGAAACTTTAAAAATACATCTTGTAATTTTATCATTATTATTCATAATAGCTAAAAGTGGTAAAATAAGGTTAAAATCCCATTTTAAATAAAAAACATAACCTAATAATTTAATTCTATCTAAAAATGGTTTAATTTTATTTCCAATAAAAAATGAAGTTCTCATTACGATTAACGAATCAGATGGAACTATTGGTTTAAATAATTCTAATTCATTTTCATTATATTCTTTATTAAAAACTAATTTATGTAATTTTTTAAAATTATTTAAATTATTATTTATATTTTCTTTATTAAAATTATTATTTACTTTTTCAATATCATTATTAAAATTTGTTTCTAATAAATTTTTAAAAGAATATGAACCTATTGAACATTTATATTTTAACATAGTAAATAATATATTATTTGCTCTATTATCTATAATATTAAAAAAATCTTCTCTTATTGGTTCTTCAATTAATAAATCATCATCTAATTTTAAAATATAATCAAAATCAATTGCTATTTTTTCCCAAAAATCAAATAACCAAAAATGATTTAATTTTCTTTGATATATAGTTTCCCAATCTTCAAATTCAATATTAATAATTTCATTTAATTTATCATTATCAATATTATCAGGTATATAAAGATTAATTTTTTTGAAATTAATTAAATTTTTAAAATCATCTCTAATACTTGATTTAATTTCAATTATATCATTATCATCAAAATCATCATATAATATATATATATTATGTTTATATATTGAATTATAATTTTTAAAAAAGAAATATAATGTTAATTTTAAATTATTTTTATTTATTTTATTTGAAAATATAAAAATACCTGTTTTCATTTTAAAATTATAAATATATATATTCTTTATGTAAAATAAAATGAATATTAGAGATGATAAAAATAAAAATTAATATATAGTAGTGAAACAAAAAATAAACACTATTAAAAAGTTATATTATTTTAAATAATCTATACCTTTTTATATTGAAATAAAATATATATTCTTTATATAAAATAAAATGAATATTAGAGATGATAGATATAAAAAATTTATATATAGTAGTGAAACAATAAATAAACACTACAAAAAAGGTTATATTATTTCTTTTGATAATGATATTTTAAATGATCCACCTTTTTATATTGAAAAAAATAAAGAAGAAATTATTAAAATAAAAAATATAGAATATAGAATACCTAAAGTATCAAAAATATTAGTATTAATATCAATAAATAATAATGATATAATTTATGAAAAAGATAATATTAAATATTTAGATAATTATAATGAATATTTTTCACAAATAGAGAAAACATTAATAATGTTAAGAAATGATATTAAAAATATGAATTTTTATATGTTTAAAAAAAGTAATTATTTATTAAATATTTTTAATAATATTTTATTTGAATTTAAAGATTCAATATCATTTTTTAATAATATTGAATATGAAAAAAAAATAAATAACATTTATAAATTATATGAACAAATTGATAGTACTATTATGAATAAAGCAGTATATAATGATATGATTAATTCAAGAATTTTAAGTATTGTATCTGTTTCTGCTTTACCTATTTTAGTTATTATGACTTCATGGGGTGCTAATATATCACCTAAGGATACTTTATTTAGTTTAAATTATAATTATTTTATTTATAGATTTGCTTTTTTATTATCCATTTTAATTATTATATATATATTTTATATATATAGATATGATATTTTTTATTAAATACAACAATTATTTATACATGTTAATCCTATTGCACATTCATCATTATTATTACATTTTTTTGGACAATTTTTATATTCTTCT